TACCTCTATTAGCTGAGGCAACTGAACCATGTCCGATTGCGATACTACCTTCTGAACCAGTACCATTCGCTTCTGCTCCTTGTCCGATTGCTACAGACTCTTGTCTTGTAGCCGATGCTCCATCACCGATAGCTATACTTCCAGAGCCCGCAGCATCTGCTGGGTTAGTTGTTAGTGCAGCTGCAGATTGTAATGAGTCAGCTCCAGAACCATTCTCTAGTCCAGCAGCTCCACCGCTTGGTAGTCCAGTTACTGTAGCGTTTGTGAAATCTACATTGGTTACCGGTGCTCCTGGAAAACCTAAACCAAAGTTAAATGTTCCATCGTATATGTTAACTGCGCTAGCTAGTCCTGTAATAGTATTTAGACCAGCGAGTGATATACCTTGTGAGTTTATATCTACTAATCTAGTACCAGATGCAATTTGAACCATATCACCTAGACCAGCTGCAGTACCGTCACCTATTTTAATTGGTGTATCAGTACCATCACCGTATTGTAACGCTGCTGGTGGGAATGGTTTAGCAGAAGTATTATCTGCTGTTTTAATTAATCCTGCGTAGGATTGATCTATTTGTTCGTTCTGTAATGAAGCCATAGTTTTTTGTTATCTTTTAATTATTTCCAAGCGTAAAATGCTCTTTCGTCTCTACTGTTAAACGTTGTAGTACTAAAATCTGTTGGCATCGTTCCACTTGTTGTGTTGTATAATGTATTTACTGCGATTACAGTACCTACACTTGAGTTATTAGTTGTGGTAAATCTTTGGAAGACATCTTCTCCACCATTAATATAACCTAGACCTCCACCAGCAGAATTACCTAAATTAGTCATAGCACCAATCCAATAGTTCTTACCAGATGTTGGTGTCCAACTACCCGCAGTAACTTCAACCCATGTATTATCATCTGCTGTAGTAATAGCTTTAGTATAGCTTTGAACTCTAACACCAGGACCTCCATTAGAAGCCTGTTCGTAAATAGCTACGTGTAGGGTATCATTAGCTGCAACTGACATAGGTATACCTAATGTAGTTACAGTTTGATTTGAATCTATATTGAATGGGCAAAGTAGTGCAGCATCTGGACCTTGATCTATTGCCGGTGTTGAAATACTTGGTCTACCTATTGTGAATGTACATGCAGTCCAATATGTTGCTGCACCGTATCCAGCTAGATTAGCCTGCATATTACCATTAGCAACATTAGGTATATCTCCACCGCCAGCTGGTAGACCGCTCACAGTACTACCTGTGAAGTCGACAGTACCACTTACGAAGTTAGTTGCTGTATTACTTATCTCCATATTAGTAGCGTTACCAGCGCCATCTGTAATAGCCTTGGCAGTACCGCTAATTGCAGCGTTATCTGTTGTTTTAATTAATCCGAGGTATGAGCTCTGGATTTGATTTCCCGTGAGTTGTGACATTATTTTTCTTCTTTTTTAAATTTTTATACAGTTTCCCAGTTATCTGCTTCTACTTCCCAATTTGTGGAAGCTGTTTCCCAGTTAACTGCTGTCGGTACTGAACTACATGAAGTCGTTGCTGACCATAATCTTGTTTCAGTACCAAATGTGTTTTGATTAGTTCCCCATGTACATGGTGTTACCGGAGCACCGTTACAAGCCTCATCGGCTATTGCATACCACCATGAACCATTAAGTGGTTGTGTAATACTTAGGTGATCGGCTAGTGCTATTACCCATGAGCTATTAACTGGTGTCGTAACACCATTAGCTAAACATAGAGCTTGTAGCCATGAGTTGTTTACTGGAGCAGGCTGACCTAAATAAATAGCTGCAGCAGAAACCCAAGTACCTCCTGTTGGTTCTGTAATTGCACCGTTACTAATACACTGTGCGTAATCTCTTGTTACTGAATTTATATCCATCTATTTAGAAATATAATTTATTAGTTAGTTGTTTCCTTTTAGCTTACTTACAGCATCTACTACGGATTGTCCTCCAAGATAAACCGTTGCAATTACTACCCAATCTGCTGATGTAACATCACCAAAGAGTGCAAGTGCTGTTGCTATAATAAAAACAAACAGCTTTTTACTTAACCAACTATTTAGTATTTTGTCTACCTTTCCCATTTTTAGATAAGTATATTTTTAATTTGTGTACGTTCTTTTTAGTCGCCGACGATTGTCGTGGAAGGACCGCAGCCATTGCAATCTGAACCATATCTTTTTTCATAATAATTTTGTCTGTTTCTTAATGTAACCAGGCCACTAAAATAAGCGTTATCTTTATTAGGGTACATACCTTTAATTCCAGGACTTTGATAATCAACAAACATAGATGGGTTATCTCTAAAAAACTTAAGTAGTCTTTGGTTATAGAATTCTGCAGTATTTAGGGTACTCTGTCTTAAGTATTGTAATTCATCTAGAGTAGTAGGTGAAGTCTCTTCAGATGTACCGTTAAGTATGCCCTGGTTAGCTATCTTATACTTAATGCTTGGTAACATTAAATAAAGACTGTATTGCATTAGACATGGCCCAATGTACTCATTAAGCAATTGCTCCTCATCAGCTGTAAGATCATTAGCAATTACACCAGCTTTAAGTCTTGTATAAAACTTAGTACCTAATGTATCTTGCATATAAATATCTTGCGCCTGAATAATAAATGGTGTGATCTCATTCATACGTATGTTATCGTCTAATTGAGTCCATTGCTTTAGTCTCTGTTCTGATACTAGTAGTGCTGTATTTGCCATATTAATCTTGAGATATATTTGTAATGTTTTCTTCTACTGCAGGATCGTCTTCATCAGTTCCGATTAACATTGGTACTGGGATGATCTCTAATTTAACATTAAGTCCATGTAGATTTAACAAGTAACCAAATGTATTAAGTAGTTTCTTTTGTTTTGGTCTTACTACAGTATTCATAAAGTGAGAATACGAAGTAATGATTTCATCTGAGTTACTAGAGAAACCAGCGCCATCTTTAATACCTAAAAGCAACGGAGAAGTTATCCTGTGTGCAGTAAGTATACGTGATGTAATTCTTTGTTCAAGTGTTATATAGTAATCGTCGTTGCTATTTTCAATCGGTGTTACCTCCATCTCCTTTCCAGGTTCACTGAATGAAATGAACGCACGCCCCGCGTTACCTTCGCCACTAAACGTTTCATTGATCTCGTTGTATATATCGCGTCTCTCCTGCGGTAGAGGAATTCCGTTTCTGAATTGAATAAACATAGAAGGTGCAAGTCCGTTCGATATGTTAGCATTGTGCCATTTTGATACTCTACTATCGAGCTGCACGTCGTTTAAGCCACCGACCCATGATGGAAGTGGATAAACGTTTTGCCCGGGATTATAGTTTTTACAGTAATAGATTTGACTTGCACTGTCTTTTTTAGTATCTGTAATATCAAATGATTTATATTCTACTGGTTTATACTTACGTATTTGTGACCAGTCAGAGCTATAGAAGTAACTGTGTACCTTATCTTCTTCATCTGGTTTACCTGATCTTACGTTAGCAAACGGTAAGTGATAGATCTCTGCAATTCTTGTACCCTCTTTATTCCATATTAGGTTAACTGAATACCCACCAAATATTTCATAGTCTAGGGCAATCTTTTTAAAGATATCATCTAAAGTTTCTCCACCAGTATTTAAGTATTCATCTCCGTAATCAACAAAGCCTTCACCAACAATACCATCTACAATCGCATCGATACAAGTGTGGTTCATTGCTGAGGTATCATATAGGCTAATTAGTTCTTGTGGAAATAGGTTATCTGCACCAAACTTGATATAGTCTTTTCCTCTTTCTTCTTTAATTACTGGTAAGTCTAAAGCTTCAAAAGTACTACCTTTAATTGAGTAAAGGCTTTCTGGGTTTGTGTTTCTCATATTATATTTTAATAATTTGGACGATAAAAGACGTCTGCGTCTCTTGTTTCGTTATTACTTATATATGACTCTTTTCCTGCGTCACCTCCAGGCTGAGTAATTATCTTAACAATATCAGAATAACTACCTAATTGCCAAGTATAAAAGCCATTGTAGTGTTTTTCTTTAAAGTCAGCTGGTAGATCTACTGTAAACTGAGCAAATCTTGCGTTCTCTTGATCAACAAACCAGTCACCAGCAGCTACAGTTATTAGTGTATCTTGTGAATACTGTGACTTAAGTGTAAATGTTGTGTTAACATCTAGTGCTGAAGTAGGTGAATTAATGTAAAAGGTAGCTTCTTCTGCTGTTATGGTTGTTGTCATCTATGTATATATGTGTTTCTATATAGAAATATAAAAATTAGACAAGTTGTAAGAGCAAAAAAAAGGGCTCCAATTGGAACCCTTTCTTTATTATTATATGAATGTGGATTATGCTTCCACTATTGATCCAGTCACTTCGAATGAAGGTTGATCTTCCATACCTGAAATTGTCAATTCGTACCCGTTTCTATCACCGTATGCAGCTGAGGTGTTTGCTGATCCGGCTGACATGTAAGCTCCTCTCGATATTCCTATTGAGAAGTACTTTTCATTATTGTCTTTGTATACAACTACCATGTCAGTTGCTTGAGCCATCAGTAAAATTTGATTTCTCTTAGCAACTTCCATTTTATTGAATACCATAGTTAGAGCTTGGTCATAAAATACTGTACCATTCTCTTGAGATACGTTGATCGTTTCGACTGCTGAACTAGTCTGGCGAGGAACCTCAAACTCAAAGAAGTCACTAGGCGTCAATGCAGAACCAGATACTGTAATTGCAGTAATAGTTCCCGAGGTTTCAGTGATAGATTCAACTGGTCCGTTAGCGATAAAGATTTTATCAATACCACCGTTAGAGTCGTTACAATCTAAAGTAAATCCTGCTGTTAAATTTGAACAAGCCATAGTTTTCTTTTTGTTTTTTTAGGTTATGCCAATCCGTTAGTTCCGAATTGATCTACTTGCGAGACAGCGACACCTAAGCGCCACTTAGCAATCATCTTTAAAACATCCTGTCCTTTATCAAAATAGAATTGTAAAGTTGATGAGTCATCTTCTAATCCAGTACCTGCTACGATCATTGAAGCGGGCCCTGCACAGACAAAATCGCTACCTGTCAAACCTGACGTTTTTACTACCTTAATGTTAGCTCCTGGTAATTCAAAAGATCTACCGTCACCTTGATCATAATGGTAATAATTCTGGGCAACGAGGCTACGCCT